CTTGACGATCCACTCCACGAGTTCTTTTATTTACACCTGTAATGATTACTACTCTACCATCCTTTGGATATATGATCTTTTTGCGTGTAATGCTTGATTGTAATAGTCCTGTATCCACCAAACCATCATTCTGGATTGCTTCCTTGATGCTGTCTTGCATCTTTTTATTGGCACTATATGCAGAAGCCACGATGCTTTTAGCAGCAAACTCCTGACCCATCTTCTCAAGTTTTTGCTCAAGTTCCTTTAGTCCTTTGATCTGTATGGATACATCAGCCATTAGTTTCTTCTTTCTCCAGTTACTTTGACATATCCATCATATACCAGTTCATCTACATAAACTATGTTATACTTGTTGCCGCTATATGTTATATTTGCCTTTTCAGTTACATTGCTATTATCACGCAATGTAAAAACATATGTGGCAGTATTGTAGACATATCCATTTACAGTAGTTTCACCACCAGTTTGTTTTTTTACATTTGCCCACAATGACTGTGACGCATATGTCATAATGCTTTGACCATATCGGTCAATGCTGCTGCTGGTAGGATACTCCAGCAATATTCTTTCATCAAGTAGGCCGGGGTTCATATATTTTATTGTGGCTTTATAAGTTTATATGGACTCAATAAAGCATCTACTGTATAGTTTAGTGGAGAAGTTGATACACCTATTGCTTGTGGCAATCTGTTTTCATACCAGTTATTGATCAAAATCATTTGTGCTATTTTTACATTTGTAGGTATGCTGCCGCTGTTTGCTACAGTAAATGTAAGATTGCCACTGAAATATTCACCTTCTGGGATGTATGTATACCAACTTCCAGCATACTCATTCAGCGAACCAGTGCTGACAGTATCTACTGTTTGAGTTGATAAAAATATATCACCACTGCTGCTCCATACATACATACTATGTGTGCAGGGACTAAAATCTCTATTACATTCTGCTGTTACTTGCTCATAACTGGCGGTGATGAGACTTGATATAAGAACATCGTCGTCAGTAAACTCTACACGAAGATAGTTCTTGGCTTCTGTTAGTGATGGTCCGTATGATGATATATTTGTTCTGGTTCTCATATACAAATAAGTATAGCACAAAATATAAAAGTTGTATATAACTTATAATAATGTGTGTATAAAAAAAGACCCGCATTTCTGCGGGTCTTTCTATAGAGAACCTAACAAAATCTATTAGGCGACATTTGCGACCAACTTGACGAGCGAGTTGCCGTCAGTTAGGGCACAGTCAAAGCGTTTGTGTGCTCTCCAGCCAACATTGCCTTCAGCAGCATACAACTCGTTGAGGCGTTGTAGCGAGAAGCCGCCACGATCACCGATTACGAAGTGCTGTGGATATAGCAATGCACCCATTACGCCAGTTGTGGCCTGCCAAGAAGCAGGAGCGGCATAAGTGGTATATACTGGACGACCCAAGAACAGGTCTGGCTGACCAGCCTGAACAGAGACTTCCCACAGGTATGTGCCAGCGGTAGAAGCCTTGAGTTGACGCATTTGAGAAGCAAGACCGTCACCAACGATCCAGACTGCTTCCTGACGACGATTGCCTGGCATCTTGTAGTATGCGGCGATCATATTGTCCAGAAGAGCGGAACCAGTTGACGAGCCAAGGTTCTGGGATAGAGCAGCATTGCCACCAGCAGTTGTGGTGCGGAGAATACCGCGTGGTTCGGCGGTGCCGGAACCAGAGACGAATGCTTTTTCTTCCAAGTTGCCGAATGCAACACCGATTTCAGCAGCGAGTGTGCTTTCCAGATCGGTAGAAGCATCTTGTAGCAACTCTTCGGAGACCTTGATAAGAGCAGTTCCCTTATAAGCACCAAGAGTAGCAGAACTGAATACGACATCAGTTTCGCTATATGAGGCAGATGGGTTCTGGTCCTTGAACACAGCAGTAACACCAGATCCAACGATTGGAAGAGTGGTTGTGCTGGTTGTCTGGATGGTGCGTGCACCAATACGACGCATTACAGAGTTCTGTGCGAGTGTGCGTTGGATGGTGTTCAACAGGATTACTGGAACATTGACGCCACCTTCTGCACTGCTGAAACTGTTCAACTGGCGGAGTTCATCCATATTACCAGTGCGAACATATGTCATAAATGCGGAACGATATTCATCATCGCTTGCTCCGGTTTTGGTGTTGACGGCACGCTTGTCCAATACTTCGCCCATCTTGCTGTTGATAGCATCAAAGCGAACTTCGGCTTCAATCTGCTTGGTCAGTTTGTTATATTCGGCTTCCAAAGCGTCAAACTTTGCGTAGTCGCCTTCGGAACGCTTGTCAGAGGCAATATCCATAATGTTTTTCATCTGGGAATATACCTCGTTGCGGGTTTTGAGTAAGTTACTCATATGTTTTTCCTTGTTTTTATTGTTTGTTTTGATTTACAGAGCACGAGGTTGTGCCTCGGCAAAATGTTTTATTTGTTGTTTAGTGATAAAAACTTGAACTTCAGTTCATATTCTTTAGTTTTATCAACTGTTGGTGCTGGAGGAACCTCAATAACAGTTTTTTCCACTGTTGGTTCTTGTTTGCGAACTTCTGGTTCTTTGACTGGAGCAGGCTCCTGACCCATCTCCTTGTCCAGATTTTCCACAAAATCCTCATTACGCATAACAGATAAAGTGGTTTCATTGTATGCTGGGTTTGCTACGATACTTACTTCACGCAGGTTCATATTATGTATTTCACGGATTTTTTCACCGCTACGAACATAGTTTTTGCTGCGTGGGCTATTGAAGCCAAAACTGAATGATTTTAGATCTCCTCGTTTGGCAGATACTAGTGTATCATCACCATAACTTGTTTCAGGAACATTTATTCTAACATAAAGTCCGTCAGCCCTGTCTTCAAGTGTTAGGGTTCCAGCCGACTTACGACCGAGCAAATATGCTGGATTATGCTCTTTGAATGCCAGTATGTCATTTTTATCAATGCTTTCTTTGATTGCACCCGGCATAATAACTTCACGGAACTTGTCTCCTGTAGTTGTGCGTAGTTCATTGCTCATACTATTATACACAACGGCTCTGCCTGTGATGACACGATTTTCTTTGTCAACATTGACATCCATCATATCATATGCTCTATATTCCAGATTATTTTTCATACATATAAATAGTATTGTATTTAGTCTTCTTTGCTATATTTTGGATGATCAGCATTCAATAAGTCATTGTCGCCAACATATGCTGCATTCTCTGGCTTGCCATTGCGAGCAAGATATAAAAAGGCATTTACTCTTGCCATTGCCCAAGCACCACGAGTTACACCCGGTCTATGGCTGACAGAATATGCTCCTGCTCCTCTGCGATATACTGCCTTGAGTGAACCAAGTCTAACCTTGCTCCAGTTTGGTTTGCCAGATTTGCTCATTTCATCATTATGCTCTTCTACCTTGTTTTCAAGTGCTGCCTCAATGGCGTCTGTCATTTCTATATCACCAGACTTGCCACTTGCTGACTCTGGAGCATTTTTATCACTGCCTTCTATTTGATCTTTGGCTGGTGCTGGTGCGTCTGCACGAAAATCATTGCTTATGTTTCTAACTTGCGGTGGAGCAACTGGAGTTGGTGATCCTATCACACCAAAGTTCAATGGTCTTACATAATCATCTCCACCCTTTTCAGGTGGTATATTGATGCCAGTGCCTTCTTCTTCATTGACTTGATTTGCACTCATTACACCGTGCTCAAGGGCAAATCTGTAATATTCTATGCGGGTCTTGACATCGCCACGCAATAGTCCATTTACATTGAAGTTGATATATACATTTTCATCATTGTCCAATAGTTGCTTCTGTATCTGCTGCTCAAGATTGATGATGATTGGATTTAGTGTATATGTAACAAACTCTATGGCCTGCATCTCTACGCTGGCATAAGTTGGTGTATTTTGCAGACCCAACATATGTAATGGAACTCTGAATATATCTGCCGCAATGCGTTGAGCACTAAACTGCTTTTGTTTTATATATTCAGCATCTTGTGCAGACATACCAGTAAGGCTTGCTTCCATTTTTAGCGTGCTTGGCAAGAATGCTGTTTTACCAGAGTTGGTGCCAGTAAAGCCGGACTTCCATCCTGCTTTGAGTTTCTGCAACTCTTCTTCTTTCATATTGCCAGGATAATATATTATTCCAGATGGCTTGGCTGCATTTTTAGTGATCTGTGTGCCAGCCTGTTCCAGTTCGCTGTATCCGTCAAAAAGTGTCCTGAATGTATCAACAGCACTCAATCCATATATACCATTGCGTGTATATCCCTTGATATGTATGATCTGGTCGCTGCTATATTCTTTGTAATAGTCTGTGCCATCTGTGCTGACCATATTCATTCTGTAATATGGCAATCCA